TTGTTGACGGCTGGGGTGGACGTTCAGGATGATCGCCTGGAAGTTGAAATTATAGGTTGGGGCAGAGGCGAAGAATCATGGTCGATTGATTATCGTATTTTGTACGGTGATCCATCCAGTCCAAGGCTTTGGAGTCAATTGGATGAAATCATTCTGGCGACATATGAGCATCCTACTGGCGAAAGTCTATCTGTGCGCTGCACTTGTGTGGACTCTGGTGGCCATCACACCTTGGCGGTTTATAACTATGCGAAAACAAGGGCTGGGCATCGTGTTTTTGCGATCAAGGGTGTCGGTGGCGAAGGTAAGCCGATTGTTGGCCGTGCGTCGAAAAACAATGTAGGCAAGGTTCCGTTATACGCCATTGGCGTAGATACAGCCAAGGAAGTGCATTACAGTAGATTGAAGATCGATGAGCCTGGGCCGGGATATTGTCACTTTCCAGCCAATAGAGATGATGAATATTTCAAACAGCTCACCGCTGAAAAGCAGATTATTAAATATCACAAGGGATTTCCAAGGTGGGAATGGATTAAATCTCGCACAAGAAACGAGGCTTTGGACGTAAGAGTTTATGGTATTGCTGCTTTATCAATTCTTAATGTTAACATGGATAGCATTCACCATAAGTTTTATGCTAATATAGATCGGAAAATTACTCCTAGGACTGTGGCGGAAAAGCCACATCCATTAGTTGATAGGAGGAAATTGGCTAAAAGCAAAGGCTCTGGGGGCTTTGCTAATAGTTGGAGGTAATATGGCAAGTGCGACCAAATTGAATATTGGAAGCACAAAATTCAAAAAGCGCATTCGTCGCCCAGGCCGACATTGCAAAAGACTGAAGAAGTGTCATCGCAAAATTTCTGCATTTGGTGGTAGGTAATGGCTAATTTATTCGATGCAGCAAATGCGGCAATCAGTGAACCGACTGAAATCGTCGCCGGAACACTGGTCCAGTGGAAGCGCACTGACCTCAAAGAGGATTATCCGCTTGCATCTTATGATCTGATTTATCGCTTTCGCTTGAAGAATGGATCAAGCGTGGATCATTCCGTTACTGCCACAAATAGCGGCGGTGATTATCTGGCTACACTATCCGGCGCGACTACCTCTGCATGGGTTGCTGGTGAATATTATTGGCAAGCGTTTATCAGCCGCAAAAGCGATAGCGCCTTACTGATTATTGGTACCGGCGACCTTCTGGTTAAGCCAACACTTGATCAGAATGGCGCTGATCTTCGCACTCATGCAGAAGTGATGCTGGAAAAGATCAATTCTCTTTTGGAAGGCAGAGCAGATAAGGATGTTAATAGCTATAGCATTCAGGGCCGTTCTCTATCCAAAATGACGATTACTGATTTGATTACCTGGCGTGATTATTATCGGAAAGAGGTTGCACAGGAAAAGAGGAATGCTGCGATTGCGGCAGGAAAGCCTAGTTCCGCTACTGTAAAGGTTCGGTTTCTATGAGCGTTTGGCGTACATTGCTGGGTCTTCCGGTTCAGGAAAAGCCGAAGCGGATCAATAAGAGAAATTATCATGCGGCATCGACCAGCCGGTTGTTTGCTGATTTCATGTCTTCCAATCGTTCGGCAGATAGCGAATTAAAGCCTGATCTGGTTTTGATGCGCAATCGCGCAAGGCAGATGGCGCGAGATGATGTGTATGTTCGCCGCTTTCTTAACCTTATGAAAACCAATGTTATTGGCGACAATGGCATGATTCTTCAGGTAAAGGCTAGGAATTCTGATCTTAGTTTGGATAAGATTGGCAATGATATCGTTGAAAACGCTTGGTATCAGTTTGGCTTGATGGGCAATTGTACGCCTGATGGGCGTATGTCATGGGTTGATTTGCAGAAGTATTGTGTTGAAGCCACCAAGAGGGATGGCGAAGCATTCTTTCAAATTGTTCGTAATCCTTCATTCAAGCATGGCATCGCGTTTCATCCTCTGGAAGCCGATCTGATTGATGAACAGAAGAACCAGAGACTGAGTAATGGTAATGAAATCAGAATGGGTATTGAGGTCGATAAATATCAACGACCTGTCGCGTATTGGGTTCGGCAGCGCCATCCTGGGGACTATGATTTTAATACTCTCGAATTGACGGCATCCAAGCGGATTCCGGCAAGTGATATTATTCATGTCTATAAGACTTTGAGGGCCGGTCAAACTCGCGGTGAACCGCCTTTGGCATCTGCCATGAGCCAGATTAAGATGCTTAATGCACATAGGGAAGCAGAATTGGTGGCTTCACGCATGGCCGCAAGCAAGATGGGCTTCTTTACCTCCGAATCTGGCGAAGATGTTCCCGCTGATGATTATGAGAACAATACCGTTCCCATTATTGATGCAGAGCCGGGGACATTTCACCAGCTTCCGGCTGGTGTAGATTTCAAGCCATTTGATCCTTCGCATCCGGCTACCGCTTTTGCTGATTTCCAGAAAGGCATTCTGCGGGGTATCGCCTCTGGCATGAATGTTTCCTATGCCTCCCTGTCAAACGATCTGGAAGGCACTTCGTATTCCTCCATTCGCCAAGGCGCTTTGGAAGAACGGGATGCTTATCGTGATGAACAGCAGTTCTTCCGTGAGCATTTTGTGCTTCCGGCTTATGGCGCATGGCTCGATTATGTGATGGGTTTTGGATATATTCCGATCCCGGCCACCAAGTTTGAAAAGTTCTTTATGGCCTCGCATTTCCGTCCTCGCGGCTGGCAGTGGGTCGATCCTCAGAAGGAAGTTAATGCTGCGGTAATTGCTATGCATAATGGCATTATGTCCATGCAGGACGTTTCAGCGCAGTATGGCCGGGATGTTGAAGAGACATTCAGCCAGTGGGAACGCGATAAGGAAATGGCACAGGCATTCGGTTTAAGCCTTGCCTTTGAACCTTTTGGCGCACCTGAAACCAGCAAGGCAGGAAATCCGGCAGATGTCATTCAAACCGACTGATGGAATGAAGAGCGAGGCTCGTAAGGGCCTTGAATGGCGGCGTGAATTTGGCCGTGGCGGTACTGAAGTTGGTATCGCGCGTGCGCGAGATATCGTTAATGATCGCGAATTGTCGGAAGAGACGGTAAAGCGAATGTATTCGTTTTTCAGCCGACATGAAGTTGACAAGAAGGCTGAAGGTTTTCGTCCTGGAGAAGATGGTTATCCGTCTAATGGCAGGATCGCTTGGGCGCTTTGGGGCGGTGATGCTGGATATTCTTGGTCACGCGACAAGGTGAAAAGCATGGAAAATGACAATGAAAGAAACACAGAATATCTCGATGAACGGCCCTATCCTAACGAACATGCTGCGCGACTTCATGATCCCGATAAGTATGATTCTTTCAGGCGCGATAATGATGCTGGCGGGAGCGGCGTTGATTTTATTTATGGCATTTTTGCTGATGGTGGCAGTGAGCTTCAAGCTATTCGATTTGATAAAAATAAGTTCAGTCCTGATGAAGCAAAGGCTTGGTTGAGTAAACATGATTTTAAAGCTATACTGTTTGAAGAAGCCACTGGAGAAAGAACCGTGGAAGATATTGAGGAACGGGCAACCGTTAAAGTTGAAATAGAAATTGATACTTCTGATGTTCAGCAATCAGAAGAAGTTGATCCTATTGATGAAGCTGTTGCTGCTGTAGTCGCGGATGCCGCTGGAGTGGATCGCAAATCTTCTTTTGAAATTGAACATCGTTCAATTGGCATGGAAGCCAAGATTGTTGACGAAGAAAAGCGTACAGTTTCTATTGCTGTTTCTTCTGAACTTCCTGTTGAACGCTCGTTTGGCAAAGAAATTCTGGTCCATGAGAATGCCGCCATTGATATGGGCTTTCTCGCCTCGGGCCGCGCACCGCTTCTGCTTGATCATGATATGGAAAAGCAGATCGGTGTTATTGAATCTGTGGAACTTTCTGGTGATCGTAAGCTACGGGCCAAGGTCAGGTTCGGACGCTCTGCGCTGGCCCAGGAAGTATTCCAAGATGTTGTTGACGGGATTCGGTCGAATATTTCGGTCGGTTATCGTGTCAACAAAATGGAACGGTCTACCACGAACAAAGATGAATATCTGGTTCGTGCATGGTCGCCCATGGAAGTTTCCGTTGTTTCGATCCCAGCCGACCCGTCAGTCGGTGTAGGACGTAGCGCGGCTGCTCCTGAACCCACCCCTAAAGTTGAACCTCAAATCCGAAAGGAAGACACTATGTCTGATATCGATCTTGAGGCGGTGAAGGCGGAAGCTGCTCGCGCTGCTGCCAAGAACGCCTCTGACATCATCTCGCTCGGTGCCAAGCACAACAAGCGCGATCTGGCTGATGAAGCCATTCGCTCCGGTAAGAGCATCGATCAGTTCCGTGGTGAGCTGCTCGAAGCTATCGGCAACACTCCGCTGGACAACGGTGAAGTTGGCCTGACGAAGCAGGAAAAGCGCCAGTTCTCGCTGGTTCGCGCGATTGCTTCGCTTGCTAGCCCCGGTGATCGCCGTCTGCGCGAAGCCGCCGCTTTCGAATTTGAAGTTTCGGAAGCCGCTGCCCAGCGTTATGGCCGTTCGGCCCAGGGTATCATGATTCCGAATGATATCCTTGGCGTCTGGAAGCGTGACCTCAACACCTCAGACGATAACGAGATCGTCGCCACCAATCTTCTGGCTGGTGAATTCATCGACGTTCTTCGTAACTCTGCCTCGGTGATGCAGGCTGGTGCGCGTATGCTGCCTGGTCTGGTTGGTAACGTGGCGA